GGTGCATTCAGCAGGAGAAATCAAAGTGGATACATATGGTCAACCATACACTATTGTGAATGAAAAACCCAATTACGTCAGAGATGATGGTACCAAAGACAAAACAGTGGTTACCTATTACGGGAAGGTCTTAAAAGATGGCCAACCCTTGGAATCACGTGCTCGTCCACCATATATTCCTACCCCTTTCGAGGGGATAGTTGAAGAATTTGGCGAGAGCAAGCATCGTCCACCTACAAAGGTTAATGACGTTGCTAAAGGTATGAAAACTCTGAATAAATTAACTGATCCAGTCCAACATTACGAGGGAGACCTTTTAATTAAAGCAATTCGCGATTACAAAACTCACACTTTGAAAGCCGTCCAAGAAAATATGGATGATGCCAAAGATATGTTGAGAATATACAGTCAAGAAGAGGCTATGGATGGAATTGGTGAATTTGGGTTAGGTGGCTTACCTAATGATACATCAGCAGGATTTCCAATCCAGAAAAGCAAGAAACATTGTTTAGTTCGAGATATCATGGATGAGTCATTGGTCCAAGTACCACGACAATTTAATGAAAATTTCGACATTCAATCCGAGATCGATAGGACACTCAATTGCTGGAGCAATGGAGAGAGGTCAGAGACAATCTACAAAGCGAGTAGTAAGGTCAATGAGCTATTACCCAACGCTAAAGCTGTTGAAAAAGTCCGAAAGTTTTACGGAAGTTCCTTTGCTAATTTTGTTGCATCACGTAGAGTGCTCGCAGGAGTACCTCGTTTTATGCGCAAATACTGGCGATCAACAGAATGTTTAGTCGGAATAAATGCCACATCTAAGGAGTGGGATGAATTCCATGAGTATTTAACTGCTTATAGTACTAAAAATATGATCGCTGGAGATTTCTCTGGATTTGATACACGCATGGCCGCTCAAATAACATCAGCTGCCGCAAATGTCATGATTTCATGGTATCAAGAAGTGGGTTGTAATGATGATGAGATTGAACTCCTACGAGGAGCTCTCTCTGATATCGTTCATCCCAACATTTTATTCGATGGCGATTTATACAAGTTTGCGAATGGAAACCCTTCGGGGAATCTTATAACAGTTCAATTGAACAGTATTTGCAATTCTATTATGATGCGTTACGTTTATTATGCTATGATGCCTAAAATTCGAGAGCCTTTTGCTTCTAATGTCAGATTAGGAACATATGGAGATGATAATGCAATGTCGGTAAAACATCATTGCAAATGGTACACACACACTAGTTGTCAGGCTGAGTTCGCGAAGCTTGATATTGGGTATACCATGGCCGAGAAGACGGCAGAATCTCTCCCATATATTCCAATTGATCAAATTAGTTTTCTGAAAAGAAATTTTATTGTTCACGAAACATTGGGAAAAATTGTTGCTCCTATTGAGATCGATTCTATTTTGAAAAAGTTTTATTATGTTAAGAAACCGAATGAAACTCCCTTAAGTGTTGGAGAACAATTTGGAGCCTACACAGATGGTGCCTTCCGAGAAGCGTATTTACACGGAAGAAACTATTATGAAACATTTCAACAATCGATGCGAAACATTGTGGCTAAAAATCCAGAACTGAAATATGCTGTTGATTTCATACCATACGAGGAGATGACCAAGATATTGAAGCCATACTATATGGAAGATTATGTGAATGATAATAAGAAATTGTTTGCTGAATCAATAGGGGTCGAGGATATAATCTTTGACGAAGAGGAGGATGACTCCGGTGGGGAGTCGGCTTAAACGGCCAAACTATAAGGTTTTTAATCAAAATTGTAACCTTTAACTTAATTGAACAATTGGAGCTACTGTACTGGTTTACGGCGTGGCTGAACCGGTTAGGGTTAACAGCGCGAACGCTTGCAGTAGCAGCTTGCATATATTATATGTATACTGACACGTCTAAGGAGCGATTTTGATGTGAATCACTCTAGGATGTAAAAACAAATCAATGCAT